CTAGAATCATAAATTTTATTATTTCTAATAATACAATTAGATTTGCTTCCAATATACCTGTTTGGAAATCTATTTCTATCAATTTTAATTAAATAGACTATATTGCTATATCTGCTGTGTAACATATATCGGTTCCTTTTTTGTTGGTGCCGATATTTATTATTCTGGTGTTTTCTACTAAATTCTTGGCTTCAATCCATCCATCAGATGTTAAAAATCTATGATCGTGTGATACAGTACATTTATGTCCATCATCAAATTCAATTTCATAACACTCTTTAAATCCTTCTTCTAATGTCTGAGGGTTCCAAGTGTGTGTTACTTTTTTATTACCTTCTAATGTTTCAACAAAATCATCAATAGTTATATTTTCAATAGATTTTAAACCATTAGCAGTCAATATCTTAGTGCCTTCTACAACACATCCGCCACTAACAACTTCTCTACTATACATTTCCAATGATTTATACGTATGGTTCACAACCATCATTGGAATATCTTTTAAAGTAAGGTGTGGAGTTATCATTCTAAATAAAGATTTCATGGCTTTGGCTCTAGTCATATCAGCTACAACTTTTCCATCTAATGCATCATCAATTTCTTTTCTAGATGCTAAATTACCAATCGAATCTATTATAATACAAGCTTTATCACCACGCTCTAAACCATTTAACTGAGTCATCAAATCATGCTTAAGTTTTTCAATATCTGTAATTGGTGTATGAACAGTTCTTATTTTATCTGTTTCAAAAGAATCGAAATAAGATTCTGGAGTTCCAAATTCTGAATCATAAAACAAAATAGCTCCTTCTGGATATTGCTTTTGATAAGCTGAGCCAATTAAAAGAGAAAAAGCAGATTTGAAATGCTTTGATGGACCGGCTAATACTGTAAGGCCAGGAGAAAGTCCTCCATCAATTCTGCCAGATAAAGCAACATTAACCATTGGCACTGGTGTTGGAATCATATCTTTCTTACCGTATACTTTTGATTCAGTAAGAATTGCAGTTTCTTTAATAGTAGAGTTTTTTAAAAGTTTTTTTACGAGTTCGTTCATTTAATTTCCTTATTCATTAAGCAATAACAATAATTCTTTTTTATATTTTTCTAATACTTCTTTTCTATTTGGCCAATGTATATATGGCTTATCATCATCTTTCATAAGTTTTTCTATTAATGGCATTATCATTTTTTCTATTTTAAATAATTTATTAGTTGTTTTAACTCGTTTATCATTTAATTCTTTTTCTTTATTTGATACTGCTTCTAAATTTGTTTCATCTATAGCAGAAAAACCAAAATCCCAGTCATCATCTTTCATTATTATATCCTATCCAAAAAATTCATCTAATGTCGCAGTTTTTTCAAGCGTCCATCCAATACTTGTTGTTATTTTTTTCACTGGATTTGCAAATGATTTATCAAATTGCTTATCATAATCAATGAATGATGTTAACCCAAATTCTTCAGGCAATTCTCCATGAGTTCCAATAACATTTTCATGTAGAGGATTTGGTACTTTAAGATAACAATATTTTATTTTATCACCACTCTTAATCTTTTCCACTTTATTAGAAAGATTATGATCATCTACCATTTTATTATAAAGAATAGATGCTCTAACATGCATTGGAGTTCCAGTTCTATATAACTTAGCAGAATCAGCATATTCATTTATATTTTTAACTCCACTTGGAGTTGCAACGTCTTCAAAATTCATGCTGTTAAAATCTGTTTTAAAATTGGATATGAAATTCCAAAGCTTTTTCTGATCATCTTCCATTATAATTTTAATAGCATCTTTTATTTTGTCACGACATTTCATTGGTGTAGATGATCTAACAGATTCAATCCCTTTAATTTTAAGTACTGGTTCTGATAATCTAACTCCTTCATCATCAAACACATTCAAAACATATTTCTTTTTAGCTGTCCATATACCTCGATTAGCTATACACTCTCTTTTCATATGCATCATTTGTTCATATGCGTTCATGACATCTGCTAATTCTTCATAGCTCTTGTCGATAAAAGGTATTATTTTCTTTTTACAAGAAACATCAATAAAGTCTATAATTTCTTCTGTACTTTTTTCTGAACAGACTCTATTTACAAGCTCTTCGAAATTAACATATATTGAATCTGTATCAGCAGCAATAACATAATCTTTATCTGTATTCAAAACCTTATTTAGATACTTATTAATTCTATTATCAATCCATTTTGTAGATAATTGTCCTGAAGAAGTTATAGCTTCTGCTAAAGCAAGAGAAAACCATCTAAAATATTCATTCGATAAAGCGCCATAAGCCGAGTTTAAAATAATCTTTTTTGCTAATTGCATATTATGATATTTAGAAATTTCATATTTGTACTTTGGATCTTTAGTTGTTTCATATAATCCTTTTGCTTCAATCATAAGTTCTTTGTATCGTTTACGATCATCATACATTTTTTTCATAAGTATTGGAAGAAAGCCAGACTTATCTTTTTTAAAGAAACAGCCATTTGGTGTAAAAGTTTGATTATTACTAAATGCTTTTACTACATCTTGGTATTTCTCTAATTTTCCATCTATTATTTCGTCTAAAATTGATGAATTGTCTCTAAATTTAGGATCATAACTCGCTAATGTTTCTGGAGATATATTGTATTGCATGATTAAATGCGGATACAGCGAGTCAAGGTCAAAAGAGCCAACCCATTTATACATACCAGGAATTGGTTCTTTAACATAGCCGCCCTCGATTTGATAGCTCTTAGTATTCTTCATATTATGAGGAATGACTATATTAGAATCTCTCAAATGATTGTGGATAATAGTGTCCCACATTCTAACTGATGTAAAAGCATCTAAATAATTTGTAAGAGTCTCATATGCGATTGTAAAAATCTGAGAAAGAAAATTCAGCTTTTCATCTAATCTATAAACAAGATCAACGTCATGAATATTATATTCAATAAATTTTTGATAATTGTTTTTATATAAACTTTGAAGATCGCCATATTCAGAATAATCTATTTTTCTCTCACCAAGTTCGACTTGAGCTATAAAATCTAGTTTATACGATTCTTGGTTTTTAAAACTAAACTTTTTATAAACTTGCAAATAATCAAGAGTAGAAATACCAGCTAATATATAACACTGACTTATATCATCAATATAACTATTATTAACTTCATCTAAAATTCTCCATGGTGAAAGCTCTTCGGCTCTATCATAACCAAGAATTCTAGTAATTCTATTAACTAAATATGGTATATCAAAAAATTCTATATTCCAACCAGTAACTACATCTGGAGAATAATATGGAGAATTCCAAACTTTAAGAAATTTATCTAATAAATCAGCTTCATCTGCACATTTTATATAACGAACATTTGGTTTATGCTCTTTATAATCACCACAGCCAAAAACAACAACATGATCTTTTTTACGCAAAGATATAGCAGTCACTTCTTTATTTGCTGTTTTAATATTTGGAAAACCGTCATCAGAAACAGTTTCAATATCAATTGTAACAATAGAAATATCGTTAGTATTATATTTTATATTTGAATATGAATCATAAAGATAATTATATAAGTAATGACTATAGCCATATATTTTAAAACTATCTACATCATTATATTTTTTAATGAAATTACGGGCATCATAGATAGTATCAAAATCGATTCTGTCTACGTTTTCACCAAATAATGTTTTGTATTTAGATTCTTTTTTTGTAGGAACAAAAAAGTAAGGTTTAAACTTAATTTTCTTTTCTACTTTATTTCCGTTTTTATAACCTTTAACAAGTATATAATTTTTATGTTGGAATACATTAGTATAAAATTCAGACATTCACTTCCTTTACTTCAGCTTTACTTATATTATAATAAAAAAGACAGTAAATGTCAATGTTAATTAGCTGATTTTACAACAAATCTTTGCTTTGGTCTAACAGAAAGAGTATGGTTTAAAACTACTTTTCCTCTATAAGTAGAAGTAATGGTAATTTTACGAACACCATTAGGAACGGTATAATAAGATTGAGCACATTTCTTTGCTGCTGAAGCTATTTCAGGAACCATCATATATCCAAACATCACAGACACTAATATAAGTAATGTATTTTTCATCTTTGTTGTCCTACTTCTTTTTTCCTATTGTGTATTTTGCTACTAAATTCCAGTTAGTTTTATCACTAAAAGGAATTATTTTTATTTGATTCATAGTCGCTAATGGCTCAGTTATAGACTCTGGATTAACTACATCTAGTAACTTCCATTCTTCAAGAAGCTTAATAATAGTATTTCTTCTTGCTACATCGTTTTCATCAAAGTTAGCTTCATTACCGTCTAAAAGAAATAATTCTTTAAAATGTGTAATAAAGTATTTTTGGCGTTTATGTAAAATATGGCATGATTGATATAAGGTATCTGTTTTTCTAGATGCAATACCAATTCTTGTCAACGTTTCTTTTATCTTCAAGAAGTCTTCGTCATTCTTTAATGTAACTTCTATTAGAGAATCTACTATATTCATTTTGAAACTCCACCTGTTCTTATTGCTTTTTTTATTTGTTTCAAATCATCGTCAGAAAGAAAAGCCATGATTTCTAATGTTTTTTTATGATTAACTTTAAAGAAGTTTTTCACCATATCAATATCATCATCTTTTTGTTTCTTCAACCAAACATGTTTTCTACTCATGCTCCTGATGTTATTTATAAAATACGAATACTGCATATGATGATCTAAATCTCCATGCATATTCATCTCATTAGCATATAGAATACTATCAGCATAAAACGACAAAGCTCTATTTGTCAAAAATGGATTATAGTTTTTTTCAGAAGCTTCTTTGTCATCA